CGGTGCAGCGGGATATTCTGGTCCGCCGGACGGAATTGAAGTATATCTGTGGCTTGAAAATGCGGGAATTGAGTGAGACCAAATCCTGGGTCCATTTCCGGAATCGGGAGGGAATCATTCTGAGCTGCCGGCGGGAGATCCATGAATACCGGGACCTGACGTCCTTCCTGGGCTTCCACGGTACGAAAGTCCATCTGCCGGCCAGTCTGCAGGAAGCCCGGGAATGGGCCGAGGTCATCAGCAAGGAGAATCCGGACAATCTGGTGACAGTCGAACTCCGTAGCAATCGGATCCAGGTACGGGCCCAGGGCAAGTTGGGTTGGGCCCAGGATATGCGGACCGCTCAGTACAAGGGCCCGCCCCTCCGTTTCCTGACGCCTCCCAGCGTGCTGTCCGATATTTCTGCCGTGGCCGAGCATCAATTGGAATGTGAGATCATGAAGAACCATCTGAAAATCACCGGGCCTCACTACGTCTATGTCACTGTATTGGGAGTGGTAGATAATCGCCAGTCGGAGGTCCGGAAATGAGGACACCCTTTTTCACGATGGGCCGGGACGTGGTACAGCCTCTGGGACATTTGCCCCGCTGCGGGCAATGTCAATTGTATCTCCAATGCCGCTCCCCCCGGATGAAGTACACGGGCCGGGGCCAGCGGCGGATTTTGATTGTGGGGGAGGCCCCGGGAGCGGAGGAGGATGAACGGAACGAACAATTTGTGGGACGGGCAGGTCAGCGGCTCCAAGCTGAGCTCCGCCGGGAGCACCTGGACCTGTTCCGGGATTGCTGGAAAACGAATGCCATCCGTTGTCGCCCGCCCGAGAACAAAAAGCCCACCCACAAGATGGTGTCGGCCTGCCGGCCGGCTCTGTTTGCCGAGATCCTCCAATTACAGCCCGAAGCCATCCTGCTCTTTGGCGGGGTAGCAGCGGAAGCCGTCCTGGGCCAATGGTGGGGTCCGGACCGTTGGGAATTGGGGACCTGGACGGGATGGATTATTCCCCACCGCCAGCCCAACTGTTGGGTGAGTGTCCATTATCATCCTTCCTATCTGGAGCGGCAGAAAGATTCCTTGCTGGACCTGCTCTTCCGCCAGCAATTGCAGCAGGCCTTCCGCAAGTCGGCGACGGGACGACCCTGGACGGGCTCCCTCCCCGACGAACAATCTGATGTTGAGATTCTGTATGCCGTCCCGGACATTGTCAAACGTCTCCGGAGCCTGCACGGTCGGGCTCTGGCCCTGGACTATGAAACCAACTGTCTGAAGCCCGAATACCCCAAGGCCCAGATCGTCAGCTGCTCGGTTTCCACAGGACGAGAGACGCTGGCTTTTCCCTGGCTCCCGGTCCTCCGGCCGACTCTCCGCCCTCTCTTACAGGGACCCATCCGCAAGATCGCCAGCAATGCCAAATTCGAGGAGCGGTGGACACGTTATCACCTGGGATATTCTGTGCAGCCCTGGTTCTGGGACACAATGCTGGCCGCCCATGTCCAGAACCAGGCGAAAGGAGTCACGGGGCTCAAATTTCAGGCGTTCGTCCGTCTGGGACTGCCCAAATACGACGTCCTGATCGAACCCCGGCTCCGCCCCCGCCGGGGAGCCTATCTGAATCAGATCCGGGAGATCCCGCTCCCGGAGCTCCTCCTGTACAATGGTACGGACAGTCGGGTAACGTATGAAATCGCCCAACAACAGTTTCAGGAGATGTACTCCCATGATGGATCCCACCGACGTTGAAGAAAAAGAACAGCAGGCTCGCCAGACAGCCCGCACGTGCCGCTCCCTGATGGGAGAAGGACAAAAGGATTGGACCCTGCCCTTGGAAGATCTGCTCCGCTATTGTGAGACGACCATCGCCCTCTGTCGGGAGGTCCGGTATTGTCAGAAACAATTACGGAAGATTTGCTGATGAAAACCCTGAACCCCTCCATACAGCCCGTTCTGTCGGGAGCCTATGAACTCCTGCACCGGGGCTCGTTAGTGATGGCCGAGATGGAACATAACGGCCTGCGAGTGGATCTGCAGTACATAGAGCAGATACAACAACAGATCAAGAAACGCCTGGACCATCTGGCGACGGACCTGGGCCGGGACCCTATTTTCGCCCGGTGGCATCAGATTTTCGGGGACCGGACCAAGCTGGGAAGCCGGGAGCAGTTGGCCCATGTCCTGTTCCGCGACATGAAAATTCCCTATCCCCAAGCTTCCGGAACCACCCGCCCTGACGAGGAAGCCCGGTGGCAGATGGACGAGGATATTCTGGAGGACATTCATTTGCCCTTCGTCCAGAAGTATGTGGAAATGAACAAGCTCTTGAAAGCCAAGAATACGTATCTGCGGAATATTGCCTGGGAAACGGTGGACGGTATCTGCCATCCCAATTGGAACCTCCACCTGGCCCGGACGTATCGCGGCTCCAGCGATCACCCTAATTTCACCAATATCCCGATGCGCGATGCCCTGTTCAAGCGGATTATCCGCCGCTGCTTCCGGGCCCGTCCCGGTCATGTCCTCGTGGACCTGGACTTCAAAGGATCTGAGGTGAACGCCGCCAGCTGGTACCACAAAGATCCCCGCGTGCTCCAGTACATCAAGACGGATCCCGGCCGGATGCATCTGGATGCCGCGGCCCAGTGTTATCTCCTGCCCGTGAACGAGGTAACGTCCGAAATCCGACATTGCGGCAAAAATATGTTTGTTTTCCCGGAGTTTTACGGGGATTGGTATATCTCCTGCGCCCGCCAGCTCTGGAAGGCGATCGATCGGATGCACCTTCGGACCAAGAGCGGAGTACCACTCCGGGACTGGCTCCGCCGGCAGGGCATCCAGAAGTTAGGCCGCTGCGATCCTCAACAACCGCCGGAGCCACACACCTTTGAGGCGATAATCAAAGGGGTGGAGTATGATTTCTGGCATCAGCGCTTCCGGGTCTATCAGCAGTGGAAGGATGACTGGTGGGAAGCCTATCGCCGGCAAGGATACCTCCAAATGCTGACAGGCTTCGTGGTCCGCGGCTATCTGAACCGGAAGAACGCCATCAATTATCCGGTCCAGGGAACGGCCTTCCATTGTCTGCTGTGGTGTCTGATCCGCCTCCAGGAATTACTCCACAAGTATAAAATGAAAGCCCTCCTGGTCGGTCAGATCCATGATGATGCGGTGGCCGACGTCCCGGTCCGGGAGCTGAAGAATTATGTGGAGCTGGCTCAGCAGGTCATTACCATAGAGCTGAAGAAACACTGGCCCTGGATCATTACTCCCATGCGAGTCGAAGTGGAAACGACCCCGGTGGGTGGAACCTGGTACGATAAGACCGAATACAAGACATGAAAGAAAATGAAACCATCCTGTTCTATCCGGGCTATTGCCAGAATTGTAACCAGGATGCTTTGACACGGGGCGGGGACGATCCCTGCCCCCGCTGCGGAGCATCGATGATCCGCTACTGGCGCGAACATCGTCACAATCCCAACAATCCCTGTCATAAGAAAGGACCTGCTCATGGAGCTGTACCGCAAGTGCCGTCCGAAACATCTGGCCGAAGTGTTGGGTCAGGAAGCCACTGTGAGTGTACTGTCCGACAAATTCCGGACGCATAACCTGCCCCACAGCGTTCTATTGATGGGCCCGCCCGGCACCGGCAAGACTACCCTGGCCGGGATCATTGCCCGCCAACTTCACTGTGGGCGCTCGGATTATAACGAGATGAACACGGCCGATTATCGCGGGATTGATTCGATCCGGGACGTGCGGAGCACCATGTACCAGGCCCCGCTGGAAGGGGCATGTAGGGTCTGGACTTTCGATGAATGTCATAAGATGACCAATGATGCCCAGAATGCCCTGTTGAAACTCTTGGAGGATCCACCGGAGCACGTATATTTCATCCTCTGTACGACCGAACCGGACAAGCTCCTCCGCACCATCCAGGAACGCTGTATGCCCCTCCGACTGGGACCGCTCAAGATCAAGGACCTGACTATCCTGGTGCAGAATACTTGCGAACAGCAGGGCTTCCGACTCGCCGAAGAGGTGCAGGAGCAGATCGTGGAATATGCTCAAGGCTCCGGCCGGATGGCTCTGGTCTTGCTGGAGCGGGTAGCAAGTCTCAAGACGGAAGAAGAGCAGATGCAGGCCCTGGCCAAAATCTCCCTGCAGGATGAAGCCCTCCACTTGGCCCGGGCTCTGTGTGATTCCCGAACCCGCTGGGCAGCGGTTGCCGATCGTCTTGAGAAGCTGCGGGAGGAGGATGCGGAACAGATCCGCTGGATGATCCTGGGGTATGCCACCACTATGCTGTTGGGCAGTCGGACCCCGGGCCGGGCCTATCAGATTATCAATGCCTTCCGGGATCATTTCTTCGACTGCAAATTTGCCGGATTGGCCGCCGCCTGTTATCAGGTAGTCGGAGAACAAGTCTGACGTATTTTCCAAATTCAAGATCGAGAAAAGGAGAACATTATGAGAGCACCGATCAAAAAGCAACAGACCGAATTGTGGACTGAACCAGAGCCGGACACCTATGAGGACGAAATGAAAGGGAGGCCCCCGAAGAAACGAAGTGGCGTAACTATCAGGGAATTTCAGGAAGCCCAAAAGATAGCGTTCATGGCTAATATGGAGCTTCGTCAAATCAATCCCTTCCGGCATCAACTGCGATTCTATCAGTCGCGGGAAGGCGTCCGGAGGAAACACGTCTATGTCTTGATCATTGATTCCCTGAATCAGAAAGCGTTTTGGGCTAATAAGGCCAAGGAAAGACTGAATATGTCCGACCCGGATGATACAAGTTGCCGGCCGAGTAACCGGCTATGGTCCGTGTTGAAAGTGGTCGAATACGTCACCACAGAATATCCTGCCTATTGCTGGAGGATCGGAGCGGAGAAGCGGGTCATCACAACCGAAGAAGGCGAATTCTTCCTCCTGAAAGGTGAACTCCTGCATGAGACGGAAAAGGCCCTGAAAATACAATTCAGCAACGGGACGATAGATTGGGTGCCGAAACGCTGGGTGGAATACCGGGGTGGCAAGATCAAGATGGAGGAGTGGTTCTATTATAGTCGCGATGGCTTCAGCACTCCCCGCAAATTCTGACGTGATTCCAGCAGGCAAAAGCTGGAAAGCAAAGGAGAAGTATCAACCATGAAGCTGACATTCAGACAATGTGAAGATTATAGTACAATGGCCGTTATGCCTGGCGTCCATATCCGTCCTGTCACAGTAGATGGAGAACTGATTGAAGATGTTATTGCCTGTGAAGTCAAAAGTGTTGAAAACAAGATCACCACCATGACAATAACAGTTCAAATTGATGTGGGTTATAATAGACCGTAGAATTGGGAGTACACGCTTATGACAGACAAGGAAATACAGGATTTTGAAGGGCTCCTGGACGTGGATGAAACCGTCCTGGACAAACAATCCAGCGAACAGCCGCGTCTGATCTGGAAGTACATGCGGGCCTTGGCCGATGCCATAATGGCATCGGATTATGCCGAGGCCGAATTCAAGGTCACACAAGCCGAGCTGGATGAAGACATTCGGGCCAGTCCCAACGATTATGGAATTGACAAGATTACAGAGCCGGCGGTCAAACTGGCCCTGGCCCGGACCCAGGACTATCAAAAGGCGCAGACTAAGGTCATCAAATGCCGGTATGCTGTCAAAGTCCAGGAAGCGGCGGTGGCGAGTCTGGACCATCGGCGTACCACCTTGTCCCATTTTATACAACTGCGGGAGCAGAGTTATTTCGCCCAACCCCGACAAGGCGGGACGGGCTGGCAGAAACGGCGGCAGAAAGCATAGGACCTTATGGAAAAGATCCTGACGTATTTCATTGTCATTTGTACGGTGTTGGTATTGTTACCAGCACTGATCCATTTATGTGTGCGGGCGGCCGTCCTGGCCTACTACGGGACCAAACAGGACCTGGACCGAACGCCCGAAGAGTCCAAGAAAGGTGGTTGATATGTCTGTACGTACACGCAAGCAGGAACGCCGGGGTGGCGTCACGGAAGGGACCCAGCGACGGCGGGAACAATCACAACAGATGGGAGGCGATATTTTGAAACTCCCGGAAGGGATGGAATCCTTCAGCATCGAGAGCGCCGGTGTCATCCGGATTGACGTCATACCTTACAAGGTAGGCCCGGGCAATCCTTACGCCGCGCCGGACACTCAGTATTGGGAGCGGACTTTTTTCATCCATCGCGGGGTGGGAGTGAACGAACAGTGGGTCGTATGTCCGGCCAAGACTCTCAAGAAGCCCTGTCCGATCTGTGAAGAAGTGTCCCGAATGGACAAAGACCCGAACGCGGACGACGAGATGGCGAAGGCTCTGGCCCCCAGCCGCCGGATGGTTCTGCACGTCCGGGACCTCAAGAAAGATCCGGACAAGGTCAAAATCTGGCACATCAGTCACGCGTATTTCGGCAAGGCCATCGACGAGGCTCTGCAGGCGGAGTATGAGGATAAGGAGAACAACAAAGACAATTTCTGCGCGGAGAGTCCGGGTTACTATCTCAAGTGCCAGGCAGAAACGGGCTGGCAGGGGCATGGATTCAGCGTGGAACGGGTGGACTTCGTACCTCGGAAGGAAGGACTGGATCAGGATATACTGTCCCAGGCCGTCTGTCTGGACAAATTGCTGGTCATCCACACGTACGATGAACTCAAGCGGATGCTGCATGGTACCGGGCCGGCGGAAGGATCGAAGAAGACGAAGACTGGCAAAGACCAGACGCCGGCTGAGGAAACGGCCGATACGGATCTGGCCGGGATGGATCGGACGGAATTGAAGCAATACATCAAGGAAAACAACCTGGATGTCAAAGTCTTCAAAAACATGAGTGACGACGACATTCGGGACGCCATCACTGCCGTATCGGAGCCTGAGGAGCCCGAAGGGGAAGAGCCCGAGCCCGAGGGAGCCGCGGACGAATTCGACGCTCTGGATCGGACAGAGTTGAAGGAATACATCAAGGAAAACAAGCTGGAGGTCAAAGTCTTCAAGAACATGAGCGATGATGATATTCGGGAGGCGATCCGGACAGCCGAAGGTGCGGGCGAGGAACCGGAGCCTGAAGGAGAAGAGCCGGCCGGCGAGCCGGGAGAAGGAGACTGGGCGAAGGAATGGCCGGAAGAGGCTGAAGGAGAACCCGAGGCTGAACCTGAAAAGCCGGCCACCCGGCGGCGGAAGAAGTGACATAGACCTCTCCTTGACAGGGGCGGCAGGGCATGAAGGAATTCGCCTGCCGCCCCTCTAATTAGAAAGGACAGAATGAGGTATGGACCCTGAACAAGTCAAAAAACAGCTTCTGCACCGGCGTCTGTCTCCCGCCCTGACCGGAGCCGATTTCCTGAGCACTGGTAGTATGATGCTCAATCTGGCCTGTACCGATCATGCCGAACGGGGATTTGCCCGCGGGTATTACTATCTGATTGTGGGGGACACCCGGAGCGGCAAAACCTTTCTGACGTTGACCTGTTTGGCCGAGGCAGCCCTGAACCCCCATTTCAACAAGCACCGTTTCATTCACGATGATGCCGAGCAGGGAGCCTTGATGGACATACGACGATTCTTCGGGGCCCAGGTGGCCGCCCGAATAGAGCCACCCGAGCGGGATGGACACGGCCAGCCCGTCTACAGTCGCAAGGTAGAGGATTTTTACCGCCACTTAGACAATGCGGTGAAAGTCGGCCGGCCCTTCATCTACATTTTGGATTCCCAGGATTCGCTGGACAGTAATGCCGCGGAGGACAAATTCCAAGAGCAGATGAAAGACATGGAAGAGGGGCGGGAGATAACCGGTAGTTATACAGATGGCAAGGCCAAAATCCACAGCAGTAATCTCCGCCGCTATCTCCAGGACCTGAAAAATACGGGCAGTATCCTGATTGTCGTCAATCAAACCCGGGACAAGATGGGAGCCCGCTATAGTGTCAAGACTCGTTCGGGTGGTTGGGCCCTGCCGTTTTATGCCACAATCGAAATCTGGTCCAGCATCGAGGAAGAAATCTTCAAGACTGTCCACGGCAAAAAACGCTCTCAAGGCATCCGGGCCCAGATCAAAGTCCGCAAAAACCGGGTCAACGGGAAGGATCGTAGTGTGGTCATCCCGATCTATTATTCCTATGGAATTGATGACGTGGGCTCGTGCGTCGATTTCCTGCTGGAGGAGAAACATTGGTACGTCAGCAAGAAAGGAGGATTGATTGTGGCCCCGGAGTTTCGTTGCAAGCTCCCCCGCGAACGTCTGATCCAACAGATTCTGACCCGGCATGCACAGCGAGACCTGGGAGCCATTGTTGAGCAAGTATGGTGTGAGATCGAGAAAGCCTTGAATCTATCCCGGGAGCCGCGGTATGTCTGATCCTAATCATCTCTGTGGTAATTGTGGTTGGGCCCAGGCCCTGCCGGATGACAGCGAGCATGAAGTGCCGGCCGTCCCCCAACCCGAATCTTATCGCTTGGAATGTGGCTGGTTCTATCAGAATCATCTGCCCTGGGCCCTCAGTGCAACCTCCACTTATATGTGGTCTTTTGAGGGTGGTTCTTGCCCCTGCTGGAAGGAGAAAACATGACAACCGAACGTCTCATCACAGCATTTTTTGATGCTTCATGTCCGAATTGCCAGACCCGGATTGGATGGTATGGCACTTTAGCGGAACGGCCGGCCTGTCCTTACTGTAGTTACCGTCCTGACGGTATCCTCCCGGCCTCTCCAGAGATGCTCAAAACCCGGCAGTTGCAGGCCCGACACGTCTGCCGCCATCTGCGGAAACATTGTCAGCAATTGTTGGGAGGTCTGGAATACGAATTCATCAGCAAGATGGATCGGCGCTACTCCCGGCACGGCGAGTTGGATCCCACCCAAATGCACAACATCCACCGCCTGGCCCGGAAATACGCGATCCCCGTCCCCCCGCTACCCCACGGAGCCCAATCATGACGACCTTGCTCCTGGATGCCGATTTCCTGATGTACCGGGCCCGATATACCTTCGGGAGCCTGTCCCATGAGGATATTCCCACCGGGGCCACGTATGGCTTCTTGCGGGAATTGATCTTTTTGATGGAACGCTTCCACACGAACAAAATCATCTTCTGCTGGGACAGTCCCCACCGGCTGCGGCAAAAACAGTATCCGGCATACAAGGCCAACCGGATCCGGCATCAGAGTGCAGCGGAACAAGAGGCTCATCAACGCTTCGTCATCGAACGGATCCGGGTTCAGCAATACTATTTGCCCCAATTAGGATTTCACAATAGCTTCATCCAGGATGGGTATGAGGCCGACGACCTATTGGCCCGCATCGCCCAACAACAGGAGCAAAGGCATTACAAGAGCATCATTATCACGGCCGATCAGGACCTGTACCAATGCATTGGTCCGTACACGTATTGGTTGAACCCGAAGAAGCAGGAGCAGCCTCTGGGTCTGGGGGCCTTCCAACGACGGTACGGAATCTCTCCCCGGCAATGGGTCGATGTCAAGGCCATCGGCGGGTGCACTACAGACAATA